CCTTTAATCTTTAATGATACTTCTTTCATTATCTCTCTCCTTATTATTTAAATAAACCACATCTATCATAAATAACTCACACATAACCAAACGTACAATACTAGAGCTAGGTATACTGCAAAAGTATTATGTATATTATTGAAGTGTATTTTAAAGTTACTCACTTCATAACCTCAACACATGCTGCGCCTACAGCTTCCTCATAAGTTTCATGCCAAGACTCATAGTAATCACCAATCTCCACATACCATTTTCGGGTATCTACTGTTGGTTCTGTGTAATATTCAATAGACTCATTGTGCACTTCGCCTAACTTCTTAACCGCTTCTAAACATTGTTCAGCGTTGGTGAAGATATTGAAAACACCACTGAAAAGCTTATTACTCTTTCGCTGGACATAAACATTACCTGTGTAGCCATCAACAATGTTATACTCAAGTAAATTAGCACAAGCCGTATTCATTTCTAACTTTACATCGTTTGTCATCCAAGCCACTAGCTTTTCTGTTAGATGTCCTTGAGGATGTATTGCATCATATTGTACCAACGAAGCTTCTAACTCCTCCAAAGCGATTGCAACACTATCAGAGCTTGGATAATGAGAAGGCATCTCATGTTCTTCATACTCATATACACTCAAAATAGCTTTCATCTGAATGGCTGCCGCACCTGCTGCTTTTCGTAAATCACTCATCATATTCTCCATCACTATCATATTGCATAAAGTAATGCACAGCCTCTGATATTGCCCAAGCTTCATCAGGGGATGACACACTCCACAATCCTTTATTACAACTTATATTAGTGCGCCCATCCTCTTCAATTTTCGTAGTTGTATTTAGTTCAAATTTATTTTGTCCACTCATAGTTTCACCTCCTTAGTTCGTCTATATACGCAACCATCACAGTTTAAATCTTTATAGGATGGCTTATATACACACCTAAACTCTTCACTCTTCTTACTTTTCTCTGTGTAGCATGGATATTTTTTCATAGACAATACTCCCTAGTGTCATAGTTATTTCAGCACAAACAATAAATGGTAGTGCTATTACAAGGACTGGTATAAGGAGCAGCGTAAGTGCTGCCCCCTTTACATATATCACTTAACAGGACAAGTGCCACCAGCACACTCACCACCGTCTTGAACTTCATCATATGAACCAGTGTCGGAAAGGTCAACAGGGTTGAGGGTACTAACATACTTATCAAAGACTTCCTTTGTAACAACATCTTGTGGTAAGTAATCATACCCTAAATCTTGTGCTGTCTTTGTAGGGTCATCACGCAGTAACCATGATACACCTACATAAGTATCCCAATTATTATACAACCAATCAACAATAACTGGAACTTCATCGGGTGAATAACTTACTGTGATTGAGCAGTTATGGTCTACATAGTTTTGCATAACCATCTTATATAAATCCAACTGCTTAATTGCAGAGTCTTTATTGAGTTCTAAAACCCTATCATGTGCAGCATCTTCTACAGAATCAAACTCAACATCCGTCCACTCAACAGGGAATCGGATAATAACAGATTCAGGGTCACGAGGGTTTTCCATGATGTGATAATTAGCATCAATTAGTTTGGACACAAGTGGGTCATGCTTTGAGAAGATGATATGATTGAAGATGTATCTGCCAAGGGGTCTGTGGATACCTTCTGTACAGCCCATAACTTTACTAAGTGTACCACTAGGTTTAATAGTTGTTACAGCCTTACTAGGGGGTAGGTTAAGCTCCTTAGCCATAGAGTTAACGGCAAGGTGAGCTGCACTTTGTAATCTCTTCCAATCATCAGGTGAATCAACGTGTTCCCATCCAACAATACCTGTCATACCAACCCCTGTTAATCGAAGGAACTCATTAAGCTCATGCCACTGGTCTTGTAGGATACCATCACGAAGGTTGACACATGTTTGACGGTAGTTTGCACGACCAATAAGATGAATCGCTCTTAGCAATCCTCTCGAATCACCATTGAAGGCTGATAGGTTTGTCTCACAAAGATTACAGAAAGACTTATTACCCAAGAGAATCTCTGCACAAGGGTTAAGAACCTTGAACCAAGGCGCACGTTTCTCTGCTGCCGCTGCATTAATAAAGCCTGGTTCAGAACCACCACTGGCAAGCATCATATCAAAGATACCACGCATTTCTAATTGTGATGGGCGAGAATAAAATAATAGTGAGTTGTTGGATTGCATACGTTGTGGATTATCTTTCCAACAATCCGTCTTAGCCATAGAGAACTCCATCCATTCAGGGTCTCCAAATCTATGAAAGGCAATCTCTGCTGAACGTCTTGAGGATAGAACAGTACCCATCCAGTTACCAATATCCAAGAGGTCAATTCTTGTGAGTAATTCACCTGCACGTTTGTTCATAATTGCAGATATATTCTCAAGGGCGATACATAAAGATGTGTCACCAGAACTAATCCAACCGTACCCTTTGAGTCGTTCACCCGATGGTCGGATTTGTGATAGGTCAAAGACAACCTTATCAACAGCATGCTTACCAGCTAATAACTTACCAAAAGATTTAGCCCATGCTTCTGCGCTGTCCCCAACTGTGATAGTCCATACACCATTCTTAATAGTTTCACGGTTCTCACTGTGACCACCTACCGTTGTTCTTGTAGAACGGATAGTTTCAATGGAACACTTTGATGTAAAGCCATTGAGGATACCAACTTCGGGATGGAAACCTACACCACACCCCTGCATCAATAACCAGATATGGTCAACCAAGTCATTGACAGATTCTAAACGAAGCCCTGAACAATTAAACTGTGAAGCCTCTCTCTTTTTGGCAATATCTGTACCACCAAGCCAAAGAGTACGACCTGATAGGCTACACTTACGGCTCATAAGAAGGTCTCGTAATTCTTCTAGCTCTAAAATATCAGTACCTGATAGTTCTGAACCTTTGGCACGTTCCCATAACCATCGTTGGTGTTGGATGACTCGCCTGATTGTATCTTCCCACTTCTCAAAATTATCAGTGCCATCTATTGGGCGACTATATGTTCTTCTGTAAACAATCTCACCGCGTAATTCATTATGATTCATTATACTTCCTTTGGTACAAATTTAACTGCTGCTATCTGACGGTTAAATGATAGTAACTCGCCACATTCCATACGATGTTCTAGGCAACCTAACATAACTTGCTTCTGGACTTCACCATAATACAAACCACCTTTTGTTTTATACTGCCTTAGTATCTCAAATTTAAAACCTGATTCAGGTTCATCTTTCATAAACTCTTGAAGGTGTTTACTAGAACCTTTATAAGAAGTCCAATCACTATCTTTAGTGACCTTGCGCTTACGTTTCAAACCTTTAAGTGGTTTGAGTTTAAGATGTTTTTTATATTGCTTCTTACCAATATAAAACCTACCTGTATCTATGTGAGTAATGCAGTAAACAAACCCGAAGAAAGTATCGGGTTCAATTACTTCAATACTTGTCCAATGACCTGTATCAATACTCATGGAAGTCTTTTTGATAACCAGAAATAATCAACAAGATTAGTAAACATCTTGTTAAACAATTCAATATCATCTTGTTTCCATTCATGGAGGATATAAATATCAGGGTCTTGACGTGATAGGAACAGGTTGAAGTACCGTGTTTTTGGATTGTTCATCTTCAACCCCTGACCATATGCTGCTAACTGCATACCATTCTCATCTGAATGAAACTTAGTAACCTTCTTACCATTCTTATCAAGGAAAACATCATCAATCTTTGTGAAATCTTTTGTCTTGAAATCAATAATAATATTGTTATCAAAGTCGTGTAGGTCAACAGCACCTGCAAACCTACCGTTAGAGAAACTACGCTCACTAACAGGGGATGTTACCCCCAAACTTTCAAACACTTCCTTGACTGGTTTGTACCAGCGATTCCACTCACCAGCTGTAGAGCCTGTTTCAATCCAATCCTGAACACCACCGTGGATTGCTGTACCAATCTCTGCTGCATTGTTCTCTGGAAGCTTGTTGACAATACCTGTGATACACAGTGTGGAGAAGTCCGCATCTGTTATAACACCTGTATCATTAAGAGTAGTGGCAAGTGCATACTCTGCGGCTTGAGCTGCTCTATTCTGTAACCAAAAGTTAAGCCCACCTTTGTCAAGTACAGACGTGATTGTTGTTACACTAGGTACAAGCCCCAACTTTCGTGCGTCTGCAACAGTTGTATTCCGTTCATTACCTTTATTGACACCCGACTTAATAATCTGTGTGTAGGCTGGCGCACCCTCTTTGGTGTACCAATGACCTGATTCTTTCAATACCTTTGACATCTTTGTTT